GTATCGCTCTCGTATAGAACTTTCCAATTTTGAATTACAGGGATAATATTCTAATAAAACCATCGTCCAGTTATCCCAGCCACCGTGTTCTCTAATGATAGTGTATATTTTCATATTGTAGAGTTTCGTTGTTTTATTGCTTACATTACGACAGTAGTCTTTGTGTTGTGCCTTGCGTCTGGTAAAATCGGTTGTTGCTCCGTTATAAACATGTTGGACGGTTAAATCATTACAAACTATTTTATAATGTAATGTTTTTTGATAGTCTATTGGTAATCTCGGCATTTTATACTATATTGTATTATATTGTCTTTATATTAATTCACTCTATTAATATAAGGTGTAGTTCCCACTTGTGGGCGTGTATTGGTATTGCTTATATAAGTGAGGTGTAGTGCTGGGTCAGTGTATGAGTGCTGGGTGTAGGGTCTCTTTTTCTTTATATATATAGAATTGGCTTTTGGTTTTTTATTTGTAGAAACTTGTAGTTTTGCCTACAGACCTTACACTGGGATCACTATTACATATATATTAGAAACATTAAAAGAAAATAAGACTGGTTAAGCAGTCAAATAGTATATATTTTTTTTTTTTTAAAAGTGTAAGGTCTCCGTGTAAGGTCAGCGAGAGCCAGTACCCTACACTCAACAAAGGGGGGGTTGTAACGACTTACCACAGCCTCCTAACGCTTGGAAAGCCACAGTGTTTTCCCGCCGACCGAAATCGCTTGGTGGGTTGGTTCGCAAACCTCCAAATCATCATTCTCCAATTCATCATTCTCCAGTTCCGCCACCGCCACGCCACCGATTTCCACATCAACCTCTCCCTCGCTGTCGTAATCACTCCCACTCCCAGCGGCATTCGGCAACACGACAAAGCACTCTCCAATTTTGTAATGTTTTTTCAGGTTTCCAAGATGGAATAGAGTTCGCTGTCCGTTGGAGGCTCTTGAACCTTTCGCAATACACTCCTTCGGTAGATGTAGGTGGGTATAAATCTTTTTCATCAAATCTCCCGTTCCATTCAACTCATACTTGCCTCCGTTTTCATCACGCCAAGTGCGAAAGTCAGTATACAACTCCCCACCAAATCGGGTTATACAGCCATTGCTATCAACCTCTACTTTTTGAATGACTTGTCGGGCGACCCACCACTCAAAGAATATATCCAAGAAGGGTCTGCTGAACCCCTCCAAATCCTGCTGGTAGTCTGTCTTGGGGATTTTTCTAAATCGCCACTCGCTAATGTCCCGTTTCATCAGGTAGGAATACAAGGAAATCAGGTTGTCTTCCACCTCCCAGTAAGCCCCGAATGTGTTGAAATAAGCCTCGTTGCCTTTCATCTCCTCGCTCATCTTGATAATCATATCTCTACGCTGTCCCTCCTCCAAGAATACGGGGTCGGGGTGGTTGGTTGGAATGATAAATCTGTGATGCGAACGGATAACATACGGGGCTTGATGAAGATTGCGAATAGTAATCTCCTTGTCGGTTTTCAACGCCTTGATTTTACCATCAGCTCCAAAAGCATTACGCTTATCCACCTCGCTCAAAACCACTAGCAGGGAACTCGACATCATCGGGTTAAAGTTGCCCCAAACATCTCGTTCAGGATTGGAACTCTCAAAATAACCGCCCCCCATTATCTTCTTGATAGGGTCAAGCATTATCGTTTTACCTGTCCCTTGACGCCCTGTAATAACGATACATGTTTCGGGTTTCTGTGCGGGTTTTTGGAGCAGATGAGCGAACCAATTGAGAACATACTCCTCTGCTAGAGAATCGTGGTCGCAGATAATCCCGATGTGCTTAACCCAAGCATCAACAGCGGTCTTGTTGTAGCGTTCATCAGTTTCCTCCCTCATTCTACCCTCAAACTCGCTTGGTTTCCAAAGATTGAGAACATTTGGCGGACAATACATCGGTGGCGGAATAATATCCGTCCTATCCTTGCGTTGAATACCAGCGTCCTCAATCCATTCCAGAATGAACTTTTGTTTTTTTCTCTTACCCGTTTCGTCGTTGATTTTCCAAAACCACTCGTGTTCGTAAGCACCCATCAAGTCCGTTCTGTTGAAAACCTTGTATCCAAGAAAGTTCTCATTACCGAGTTCATCAATCTCAAACAACTTTTTAAAGTAGTTGTTCGTATCAACGATTTTGGTGTGCTTTTTCTCGTGGTTGGTTTTCCAAAGGAGATACTCTTGCGGGTAGTGGTTGTCCTCCTCCTCCTCAACGGCGTTCGCCACCTCGCCTTCTGCGACAATCCCCTCCACGACCGCCGCAACGGCATTCGCAACCACCAAGTTTCTACGAGCGTCAATCAAATCGGCTTGTACCGTCCATTCCTCATATTCCTTTACCTCCATTCTCATCACAAAACCAGTTCTCTCAAAGATGAACTCATTCACTCCATTAATATGGAATGCGTGGTCTGTATAAGGAGGCGGTGAAGGGGTGGTGAACCCGTCAAAGGCGAGGGCGAGTTTTCGTGGTTTAATGAGCGAGTTCTCCAATCCATACAGGTAAGCCGCATGTAGGCACTCGTTCTCAAACACCCCGAGAATGTAGGAAATAGTCTTGTTCTGTCTTTTCCAAGCAGGAAGACCAAGAGAGGTGGGGGCAATCAGTTCAACCAGTTCAGGATTCGCATCAATTAATTTCTTGTTGATTTTCTTGATTTCCTCCTTCAATCCTTTCCACCAAGAATGACCTTCGTTGTAATCCGCCACATTGCGGACGCTCATCGGCATTTCGTTTTTCGCTGGGTTGCCCTTTGTAATTCCCGCATCGTAATCCTCGCCTTCTCCTCCAGTCGCCCAGCCCTGTAAACCTCCTCCGTAGAGGGAGGCACAGATGAGTTTCTTGATGTGGAGTTTTTCAAGGGGAGGACAACCCGCCACTGAATGATGGTCGCTCAACAGTTTAATAATCGGTTGCTTGTCTTTACACCAAGCGTCCAATTTGGGCGTTTTAATCCTCAACTTGAGGGCGAGTTGCGACAGCACCGTAGGGTGAGATGCTACGAAATCGTAATCCACCCACCCTTGATAGTGGTAGAGGGTATTGCGAATGTTTCTTGCGAGTTCAGTCAGGGAGAGTTTTTCAGTAGAGTAGAACCGCCCAAGACCTCCCTTTTTTTGATGGTAGATGATTTCAAGGTCGTTTCCGTTTTTCAACAATTTAATTCGTTTTTTCAGCAGGGTTTTACTTTCAGGAGTGAAGCGGGGAATAACTAAATCCGTCCCATCAGCGTTCTTGATAAACAGGCATTCTCCATTCTCGTTCTTCTTTTGCTGGGTAATCCAGTCGCCACCAACCTCTACATATTCCAAGTCAGGAACTTTGATAGAGGTGTTGTCGTCAATGATAATTTTGGCTAAATGAGAGTCAAGCTCCTCGTGGAACTTGCCGTGAAAGGCGGAGTAGTCTGCGGCGTTGATTAAGGCGAGGTCAAGTTTTCCTTCAGCATTTAGAAAGTGGGTCATTGTATATACTTATATAAAGATATTCTTTTAGGCAGTTTTAACCTATTGTTTATCTTATATAAGTATTGTCTAAAAGATAATCAATTTTTTACTAAATGATACGATGGAAAGTATTCTAAATAGTGCGGAATGGTTTAATATTCAGGTTTTCCTAAATATTAAATAAGTGGGTTGAAATCTTAAAACTCCTAAATCACGAGCGTGGTGGGGAGTTGTTCCCTCAATGTTTCTATAATCTGTTCTTTGCGGGGCTTCAATACATCTTTGTAGTAGTTCCTACGCTTTTTGAGGAACTCATCGTATCGTTCGGGTTCATCTCTCATTTTTGCTAAATATCTTGTCTGTTTTTCCTTCATCTTGTCGCAGTTCTTTTTTTGATAATTGGCGACATTTTTGAGATGCGACTGATACATCTTCTCGGCGGCTGTTAGGGGAGCTTGGGGTTCATTCTCATTCTCCATATTGGTGTATAGTATATACTTATATAATAATTGGGTTTAAGTTGTTTATATAAGTTATATCAAAGCCCTAATCTGGAGCGAAAACACCCGACCAGTCAGGCACAGATGGACGCTGACCTCTCTGTGGACGGCGGTTCGTTCGCTTCCTCCTTTAAGTATTGTTCTTGGAGTTCTTGGACTATCTCGTGGGAGATGATGTCTGCGTCCAAGCCGAAGATAGACATTGCCGCCTCTTTGGTCTTTTCCAGCTTGGCGGAATGGTGAGGTCTAATGGCGAAAATATTACATGCCCGAAACAGCAATCTACGACCGCTAAACTTCTCTACTCCAAAGTGGAACAAGTTTCTATCTCCCACATTACATATTCCCGCAACGGCGTCCTTTTCATCTCCCTCCACTGTTCCTAAATATTTCACGAAAAAGAATCCGTCTGTATTTTTGAGTTGAATATCCACCACGCAACCCACAAAGTCCCAGCCGTTTTTGCTGTACCACTCGCTCACAGCAAGGTCTTCGCCCTTGAAATCACACTCCCAAGAAATCGTAGTTGTTTCGCCTAAATCCTTTGCGTCCATTATAATCTACAATGAGAAAATAATAATCTAATTCTCCCACTAAATATTTCCCAGTGCTGGGTGCTGGGTGTAGGGTCTGTTTTTGTTAGTTTGTAATAGAAATCCCAGCAACTCATTCTATATATATAAAGAAAAAGACACCCTACACCCAGCACTCAGCACTAATCCCAACATGTCTTATTATCCGTCAGGCTGACCCATCGCCCTCCCGATTTTCCTTTTCCTTTTCCTTTTCCTCTCGCCCCCCCCCAACTACTTTGAGATCTCGCCATCATCAGCCTCATCGCTATCTCCTCCTTCTGCCGCTCGGCAGGAGTGAGAGCGGCTCTTCTCGCCTTTTCCACCTTGTCTGCCTCTTCTCTCTGCTCCTGTCGCCTCTTCTCCTTCGCCTCTTCTGCGGCTTTTTCCTCTGCGATTTTCTCCTTCTCTTTCCTCTTCTCGTAAGGGTCGTCCGCCATCATTCCTCTTTTTTCTCTATACGCTCTTTCTTGATTAACTCGTTCTAAATCCCATACTGACCTTTGTATTTTTTGAATAAGAGGGTTCAATGCGTCTTCAGTGCGTCTATACAGAGAACTAAAATTGGGAATATGGGTTCTAAACAAAGAATCCTGCTCGGGTGAAGAGAGTGCCTTATTCGCTATTCTACGGGCGGTTATATAATCACCATCACCAAATAGGTCAGTAGGTTTCTCGTCCCGAATGCTTTCCAAGAACTCGGCTGAATTGTCCTCAATATAGTTCTTTAATTTATTAAACGCCGCCTCGTGTGCGGCGATAGCCTCTGCTCTCTTACCATCACGCATGTTGGTCGTTCTAATAACATTCAGCTCTGTATCGTGTAGCCAGTTCTCCTCTTCAACTTCGGTCATCGTTCCCTCCTTCCTTTTCTTACTCATTTCCTCACGCTTTTTCTTGTTAGAGGCAAGAGTTTTTAACCGCTTCGCCTCTTTTCGTTCCTCGTCGTTCGTATACTTGCTGGGTCGCCCCGCCTTCTTTTTCTCTGCGGGTGGGTCTATAGCCTCCGCCATCGCTACTGCGTCGTCTTTTAATTTTGTGAAATTATCCACAATGACTAATTTCTTCTTCGTCTTTTTACTGTCCTTGTATGCTTGGTTGATGTCGGGGTCTTTAATGGCGACCATATAAGGAACGCCCCTCGCCGTAGCCCAATCCTTCACAAAAGTAGTCCAATCATTCCCCTTCTTCTCTTCAGCCAACATCTATACTAACCCTAAAGATAATAAATCCCCTATTTTTTTAATTAAATCCATCGTATCATTTAATAAAAAATTGAAGTTGAAACACTACTACTTACAGAAGACATCAACAACAGTAAAAGATGATGAAATCTTACGAACAAATGTCCCAGTACAATCCTTATTCCGCCGAGTATCTCGCGTGGGCGAAGGGGGAAGTGAGCGACAAGAATAAAAGGAGTATGATGACTCAAGACATCATCACCAACCCTGACGGTTCTACCACAATGGTGATTTCACAAATGAATACCACGACCAGCAACGACCGTATTGACGGACACTTTTGGATTGAGGACTTGAACGGAAAACTGGTGAGCGATTGTGGGCTCAGTACCTATCAACACAACCTCCATTGTTTCAAAGACCCTCGTTTATACAATGCCGAGACAGATTTTGTCGTGTATCAACCTTGTCCTGACGCAGATATGGAGTTGGAAATCATCAACCGCCAATTGGATACGATACGGTCAAGCTTGGGTAAAAGCACATGCGGAGAGTTGGATTCTCGTACCAACGAGGAGCGGTTCAAGAGTGTCGCAACACAGATGTGGGTCAATCGTGCTACGATGCTCTCCTCTGGATTTGACTGCCTCCAAAACGCCGTATGCGAATGGGTTGTTCTTGGCGAGGACAAATGCCGTATCCGTTTCGGTTGTGCTGGGATTGTCCGCCCAAGAGTAGACGAAGTGTTCTGGTTCTTCGGTCATTTAGAGAACACTGAATATGGTGAGTGGATAGTTGATGACGCAGTGAGTGCTGACGGGTTGAGCGAGAAATCCTTAAACCACAGCCGAGTGATGAGTATCGCAGAAGTCCCGAATGCGATGAAAGCGATGGGGGAAAGAGCCATCAAGCAGAGTGTCTTTAATGCCGCAAAGGAACTCGTCCGCAAACGCAAAATGGAGAAGGCAGACAAGGCGGCAGACAAGGCGGCAAACGCATTACTAGCAGAGTGGGACGAGGAGGAGAAGAAACCCAAGCAGAAAAAGCAGAAGACAAACAACAAGAAGAGATGAGTGTTTAGAGATAGATAGTTTAGATTATTTAGGATTTTGGTGTAAGTTAAATAAAAAAGGAGGTTTTTTTAATGTGGTGATAATGTATAAGAATGAGTTTAGAAAACAGTTGTGCTAATCCTGCTTTCCCAATACCTTTGGGTTCAATACTGCCGTATATGGGTCTTGCGAATGAAATCCCACCCACTTTTCTATTGTGTGATGGTAGGGTGGTAAACAAGGTTGATTACCCCGAGTTGTATATCCTATTAGGGGATACATTCAACGGAACGGGCGTGGTGAGTGAGGGCGAGTTCTATCTCCCCAAACTAAACAACCAAGAAACCTATTTAGTCCCCAATGGAACGCTTAAAACTGACCCCACAAGAGCGAATGGTATTATTCCCCCTTACCTACATTCCAGCGAGGCATTACCCGCAATAACGGGGGTTGAAATCCCTCAACTCTCCCCCGCCAACTTTACACCCACTTACCCAAAAGACCAAGAGGGGATTACAGGTAGGTCATTCAACGGAAGAGGTGATTACCAATCCAGTCGTTATCTTGCGACGGACAGCACAGGGTCATCAAACCCGCCTATTGTGAAGCTCAATTCCAGCAACGAAAGCGGTGGGTTCGCCACGATGGATACAGCGGATTACATATACCAAAACCCTACCCCCGCTCCTGTTAACGATATTATATTGAACGCAGACCATACAGTCCAATACGGAGGGATAACTTGTCTTTACATTATTCGTGCGATGTGTTCCTACCAAGTGGGTTCAGCCAGAGCAGCAGGAATCAACGCAAGAACCGCAGAACAATTGGCGTATGTAGCAGGAGTCGCCAAGCAAGAGGCGGCAAGTGCTATTGCTGTGGGTGTAGCAGACGCACAAAACGACCAATCCGCCCTCAATGCGGCAAGTGCTATTGCCGCAGACGGAGAAGGGGGTGGAACGACTTACCCCTACGCAGATGTTCCACAATTGGAGGGTTTTATACTACCCGCATCGGCTCAATACTAATTTAGGGCGTGTAATATAATCTGTATCTATATTATAAGAAAATGTCTGCTTTTTCAACAGAAGGATTAAACGGCTTCCCCATTCCACTCGGCACAATACTAATGTGGGCGAATAATTCAGCGAAACCACAACTACAAGCGGATTTAGAAAGTTCATCAGGATTTTTAGTATGCGATGGGAGAGCGATTACAATCGCCGAATATCCTGAATTATATCTCGTATTGGGTGGGGCTTCAAACCCGTACAACGCTTTCGGGGTTGCTCCCCCTGCGGGTTCTTTTAAACTACCCAACCTACCCAATCCAGACGGAGCGGGTGGAAGACTGGGTCTACTCATCGGTGGAGCAATCGCAGGGTCGCTCATCGCCCCCACAGGACAGCAACCCATCGCATCTGCTGAACTTACATTAAAAGCCTCCCAAGTCCCTACATTCCCGCTGGATTATCCCGCCCCGAATCCAGGCGGTGGGGCGTTAATCCCTTACACATGTAATGGCGAATATTACTGTTTTTCGTCGGTTGATGGTAGCAAGATTGGGACGAATGTTTATACAAACTCCAACACCCTCACTCGTAATCCAGACGGCAACTTATTTTTAAGAGATGATGTAGGTTATTCGTCTGCGGGGGGTATTGGTAATGATTTATCAGCCCCTCAATTCTCCTATACGGGAACGAACACCCCGATTGATATTACGGTTTCCGTCGTCCAAAATACCTTCACCCCCCCCATATTTGAGATTGTCGGTATTATTAGAGTAAAGCCTTCCGCCAAGTTTAGTTTTTAACTTCATTATAAAATAATGTGTGTGTATTATATAATGAGTTCAGTGAATAGTTTAGGTGAAGTAGATTATCCATTACCTATTGGAGTAATGACCTTTTGGTGTGGCGACACGAGAAATGTAGTCCAACCTCCGCAAGGTTGGTTAATCTGTGATGGAAGCGAACAATTAATAGCGTCTTACCCGCTACTCTACGATATTCTCGGCGACCAGTTTGGTGTATCAAGCGACCCAGCCACTCTTTTTAAATTACCCTCTACCATTGGGGCAACGCACACAGCAAGCGACGGAAAACTCCCCCTCTACAAGACGGCAAACACAGGTGTAGTTGATGCGGGTTCTGCGGGCGAGGCTAATTTAGCCTTTACGCTAACAGAGGCAAACATGCCCTCCCTGCCTACTTTTGACGAGGTATTAGGAGTAGGAATACAGGCGACCAATACCGTATGGACTTCTTCTGTGAATAATGGGAGGAATGTTGCGGAGAATGATGGAACAGGGGCGTCAAGCGGTGTGGAAGACACAGACAGCGAGGTCGTCCCCTACAACACACCCGTTCAAGGTGTTTTTATCACCCCCACCAACACGGCAACGCTGTCCCGAAACCAAGCACCCGTCGCTTATACGGGAACGATTACCCTTGACGGAGAAGTCCCAGCAAGATATGAGATGCCTATAATAATCAGGTCGGGATATGGTTTTTAATCCACAACATTTAGCACTATTTTTATATGACGGTATATTATAAGAACGAATGTCGCAACTAAATCCTTTCAAGAATGCCGCATCACCCGACCAAATCTATTTTGACATCACGGTAAGCAATCTACAAAGCACCACGACCAAACCGCCCGTGTTTTATTTCAACGAACAGCGTAGCAGCCCATTTATAATGAACCCCGAAGAGTATTACCTCTCCATCTTGCGGTTTACGGTTCAAACAGGAACACTCCCCGTGTTTATTCCCAGCATACAACCTAATCAACCAGACAGAGATTTAACCATCTACTCACTCGCTCTTGAATGGACTGACCCCGCAACCTCTATTCTTTACTCATCAGGGCAAACATATGTAAGGTTTTATCCCCAAGATAAATCGGCTGACCTACCGCCTCCTCCCTCTCTCACGACAAATGGTATTCAAAATGCCGCAGGAGGTTATTACAATGTGTATAACTATTCAGTCGTCCCTCTATTAGTGAATGCGGCACTCCAAGTCGCACACGCCGCACTTAACGCCGCCGTCGTGTTGGGGGGTGCGGTTCTCCCATCAGGTTTCGCCCCAGTGATGACTTGGGACAGTAGTAGCGACAGTGCTGTGCTGTATTTTGATATAGCGGGTTATACAACCTATTTCCCCGCCTCAATCTACCCAGTGCCTCCCGCTGGATATTCGCCCATTAGAATGTATTGGAATGCTCCCCTTTACGGATTGTTCCCTTCCTTCCCCACCGAGTATTTAGGGTATTCTCCCACTTTGTTAGGAAAGAACTTTTTATTCGTCCCAGTCAATCTCGGGGGTATTGATAATGGTGTCATCACTCCGTTCCCTGTACCAACTGCTCCCCTACCCGCTACTTGGATTTCCACGCAAGTTTATCAAGAGTATAGCACCATTTCTAATTTCTCGCCGATTGTGGGTTTAGTGTTTACATCAAATACTCTTCCCATTCAGCCCAATCAAGTATCCACTCCGCTTATTTATAACAACGCCCAAGAGTTGGTTTTAGGGGGGAACAATAGCGATTTCGCCAATATCATCACGGATTTAGTGAGTGATACAGGACAGTATAAACCCAATCTTGTCTATAACCCGACGAGCGAATACCGATTGATTACTCTCTACGGGAATCGTCCTTTAAGCAATATTGATATTCAGGTCTTTTGGAGGGACAAGTTCGGTAAATTAAATCCGTTTAGATTGGCGAGTGGCGAGGCAATAACCATCAAGGTCGCCTTCTTGAAAAAGGGGAAATACAACAAGAAGGAAAGTGATAGTCGTCCGTAAGGGGTTTTTAGGGGATTAGAATTAAAACATATCCTACGATTTTTATTTTCGTAGCATATATTATAAAGATGAGCGACTTCAAAACTGTTTTAGTGCGTGATAGTGTAATCGGCGACATTACAAGCGATTTAGACTTTGCCGTGAAATCTGGTGCTTCTCAAACAACCTTCCAGCGTTTCGCTGCTACGAGTGCTTCCAACTCCTCCCTTATCTATTCCATTCAAGTCCCCAGTGAAAATGTAGTCATCGGTCGCGACATTCTCATCACTTCTGGATTGAGTTTCACTCTTACCGCAACAGGTGTTCCCGATGGAGTTCTTGCCTTTAACTACGGTTCAACTGATGCCCTTCAGGCATTCCCTTTGGCTTCCTTGATGACTACGGCAACGGCACAGATTAACAACACCGCTGTTTCCGTCAATCTCCAAGACATTCTCCCCTCTCTTTTGAGAATGAATAACTCTCGTGAATTGTATCGTTTCAATTCCACCACTCCCAGTCTTCCCGACCAAGCCTACGCCCGATATGCGAACGCTGTTGGAACAAACAACAACCCTCTTGCTGGATATGCGAATGCTTCCTACGATTTAGACCAAGTTCCTCGTGGTTCTCACCCTGTGTCTATTAATGTCGTTCACAATCTGGCTGCGGGTGGAACTAATACTTCGCTCTCCTCCACCAACCTTTTGGATACTTGGGTGATTGAGGTTTCAACCATCGTCGCTGAACCTCTGTTCTTGTCCCCTTTCATCTTCGGCGACCCCGAGTTCAACCAACAGGGTCTTCTCGGCATTAATAATATGACTTTCACCTTCAATATTGATGCGACATGTAAGAGAATGTTTAGCAGTTCTACTCCTTTCCTTACCTCTATTAAATTGGGAACGGCTGCTAACCCCAACGGTTTCACCTCAACCACCCAAATCGCAGGTATAATGAACCAACCCGCCAATCCAGCGATGTTGTTAAAGTTCCTTTCTACGCAGCCCAGCGACTTGATTGAAACCAAGAATGTTGTGCCGTATATGGACTTCCCTCGTTATCTAACGAGTTCCCAAAACACGACCTCTGTTGCTCCCCAAGCATCAGCCTCTCTTACCAGTTCAAATCTCCAAATCAATCAAATCCCCGACCTCTTCATCATTACAGTGAGAAAGCCAATGTCCGCTCAAACCATTCAGGACGCATCAGCCTTCTTCGCCATTAACAATATTAGCATCAATCTTAACAATCAGTCAGGACTCTTGTCCTCTGCCTCCACCTACGACCTTTGGCGTATGTCCGTTAAGAATGGTTCAGTTCAGTCGTGGCGTGAGTTTAGCGGTGTGGCGAATGTTGCCGTCGGTGGAACAGGTGTAGGAGCGGTTGTAAACACAACTGGTTCTGTCCTTATCATCAACCCCGCTTACGATTTATCCTTACCTGATTACATCACTTGTGGTTCTCTCGGCAATTATAATTTTCAATTCCAAATGGGAGCGACCAACACTCTTTCCGCAGTGGGTGGAGCGAACATCACCCCCGAGATATGCTGTATTACCGTCAATTCGGGCATACTAACAACGCAACAAGGAGTTTCAGCAATATACACAGGCATTTTAACAAAGGAGATGGTATTAAATGCTAAAGCAAAACAACAGGTTTCTGCGATGAAATCCGCTGAAGTCGCCCGTATGGTGGGAGGAAATCTACTCAATATGCCCCTTCACGGCATCGTAAAGAGATTTTGCGAAAAGCGTGGAGGTGTAATGTCGGGTGGTGTTCCGTCTGGAGGTGTTTCCAGCGGAGGTGCTTCTCGTCTTGCTGATATGTGCCGTTAATATTTAGATAGACAATGCTGGGTCAGTGCTTGAGTGCTGGGTGTAGGGTCTCTTTTTCTTTATATATACAGAATGGGTTGAGGGGTTATCTATTACAAACTAACAAAAACAGACCCTACACCCAGCACCCAGCACTGGGAAATATTTAGAGGAACAACTGGGAAATATTTAGATAGACAATGCTGGGTCAGTGCTTGAGTGCTGGGTGTAGGGTCTCTTTTTCTTTATATATACAGAATGGGTTGAGGGGTTATCTATTACAAACTAACAAAAACAGACCCTA